TTACAGTCCCAAAAGCGTTGGATTTTCCCACACACGATACCGGAAATTCCCTCCAATACCGTCAGGTCCATCCAGACAGACCACTACATACGCGAATTTGTAACTCACCATACCGCCGATTTCTCCCGTGGGATCAGCCTTATCAGGCCGCCCGCCCGGAATTACGTCGATCTTAAATTTTTGAGTGTTCGGATCGCGCACATCACTAGGCTTCCAGCCTTCGAGACTTGCGCAACCCCAACCATTCTTCGCGAAGAGGTAGCTTCGGTAGGTATTCGGAGAGCCGGTTGTTACCTTTACATTCGTGGTAGTTCGAACCCGGACACCAGCAAATCGCGCCACGGAGTCCTTGCGCACATTCGCGTTATCCTTCATAGCGGTATTGGTGGTGGTATGCTTGAAAATATCCGCATAGCCGTTTGCGGCGGGATCATTGATAATATCAAACCACGAATACGGATGGCAAATGAATTCATAATCCCCATGCTCAAACGGCAGCGCGTCAATTCCCTGGAGAATCGCAACCCCGCCCCTGATATCCTGGGCGGTAGGATAACTGCCGAACAAACTAACCGTAACCGAACTGGAGAAGGCATCCATGGCGTCGCGGGAAATTCGGTCTACAGTCAAGCCTGCCTGATACCCAAGCTGGTCGGACATATGCTCGACAATATTGTCGATACTAGTAGCTACCAGCAAATCGGAAGCGCTCAAAAACCCACTGTACTGAGACAGTTCCGCGCCTACGATATTATTGCTAACAACCCCGGAAGTGGGTACGGTGCCGTCCACACTTGGGGTAGTAGATGCACTCAGTTTGTCCCAACGATACCACTGAATGCTCCGACCATTCCGCTTGGGAATCAAATCGCTGGTGCAAACACTACCAAACAAAAAGGTAGTCCGAAGTTGATCTAGAGCCCTGGAAGTGTAATAAGTGCTCATTTGATGAGCGAGCCCGGTGGACCGGGAATCCATTCCAGTTGGAACATACGCCATGGATAAATATTCTCCTCTCTTTTATAATAGCATAAGTAATTTTTACTTAACCACAAGCCGGATGGCTTTGGCTTTTTCACTTACGCTCATAGGTGCCTGTATAATTGCCTGTACAGCACCAACAAGTTCTTCATCACTGAGCAGACCAGATACCAAAGGATTTTCGCGATCGTACTCATCAATATCGAAGGCTTCAATACCATTTTTTTCGTTAAACCTAAAAGCGCATTTTGGGTTAATAGTGGATGGCCATTGCGCGTCCCCGGTTGGAATTGCTACTGGCCATTCGATTTCCACAGGTGTAGCAGGATTAATAATGTTCAATCTTTGCACTTCGCTACGATCCAGTGTAATTTTTGCAATTTTTGGAATTCTCGCAAATTCCTTGCCTCCGGATTGCAGGAAGCGGCGGTTATAAAATGCAATCGCATACATACTATAACCGTCTAATTCACCGATACCTTCCGCATCAGTTACAGGTATTCCAGCATCACCCTGTACCGTTCGGAGTTTCAAATTAACTTCCCCCCGAAGGACAAAATACTCAAATGCCCCCTTTCCAGGTTGCCAAATCACGGCGTTGTCTCTCCAGGGTTTGGGCGAGGTACCCTCAGCAGGAATAACGCCAGACGGAAAAACCCGCTGAGAGTTAAACGCTGAAATATTCCCTGGCAGAAGTACAAACTGGCGGAATTCTTCTAGTTGTTTATCCGAGCAGGGAAATTTGGGAACGGGATAGAATTTCATAATTATTACTCCTTAGAATCTATTTTCCGTCTGCATTTTTAGTAACTCACGCATTTTTTCCGTGGTGAGGTTACCGTAGTTAAACAACTGGTCAATTTTCTGCTCTGTCGAGAGGTTATTACCACCGTTTTGCGCCCCCAATCTTGGTGGGGCCATATTTTGCGGTGGCGGTGCCGGGACATACTCGTTTTGCTGTTGCTGCGGGTTAATTCCAAACTGCTGCACAAATGCCTGCTGCTGTTGCATACGTAGGGTATTTTCATGCGGAAGTTGACCATTTGCAACAGCCCAACTGGCGGCGAGTTCCAGGCCCTGATCGTTTAGCGGCAACCCGAAATGCTGTGTAATTTTTACAAGTCCACCAAGAACTTGAGGATTCGCGTAAAATGGATGCCTGGCAGCGAAGTTCTGGAACGCTGTCTGGGTTTCCAATTGCTGTACCTTGGGGTGCTTGGCTATAATAGGCTCCAACAATTCCGGGCGTTTTTCCAGAATCATTTGGATACCCTTTGCCGGATCGTCAGCGATAGCCTCAATGAACTCCCTGGGGTCTACAGCTTTAGGATTCTCGGATTTTTTATTCTCTTGTTGTTGTGACGCCACGTACTGCCGATAGCGGTTCAGCTCCTCTTCACGGGCGGCGATTTCCTGTTGGAGATTCTGTACGTACGTATTTGCGGAATACAAAGTGTTATCAATTAGTTTTTGAACTTCGTCTCCCGAAGTCGCGATGTACTCCTTATCTCCAACTTTTACCTTCAGCGGCCCCGTGGAAAGGGGATTTTGGGCCTCGTTTGGAGTCTCAAACTCATTAAGCAGACTTTGCAGATCGTTTTGCATAAATTCTCTCTTTCATTATACCTTTTTTTGAAATTCTTTTTTCGGGAACTCTGTTACCTTCGACGTAGGCTGCACAAACGACGAGGGGTGTGGGAAATTTTTGCCAGGATTTGGCACGTCTGAATTGGTCTTGGTTTCCAGTATGTGTTTTGCCGTATCGGCAAGCTGATTCAATACCGTAAGGGCAACGTTAAAGCCCCGGGCTTGATTCAACCTGGCCAAATCGCTTTCTGAGGTTCCCGGAACGAGAACCCCGTTAAGAATATCATTTTTAAGATATTCCAAAGTCAAGATTAATACCTTATACTCCGGGTACTCTGTCAAAAGCACCAGAGATTTAAGCGCTGATTCGGTAAGATTATGAAACGGTGTCATTTATCCTCTTTTCTGAATTTCCTCTTGTCTTGAGGTAGATTTTAATGTCATTCGGTCATCAGGAAACAGAGATTCTAGTTGTTCTTTGCGTTGCTCCTGAGACATTTTCCAGGCTTCGGCGGCTAATTTCTGCCCCTCAAATTGTGATTTTTGCATCATCGAGCGCTCGTCTATAGCCGCTTTGCGCTGGTTGGTTTCAACCTCAGCGGCGCTTTTTAGCCTTTCGTGTTGCAATTTTTGTTGCATTTCCGCGTTCTTGAGACGCATTTCCATTTCCTTGAATTGCATCTCCATTTGCGCCAAACGCTCTTTCATCTGAAATTCAAAGACCTTCATTTGACGGTCAATCTCAGCCTCTTGCTGCTTGATTTGAAGTTCCTGGATGGATTTTTGGTTTTCAATTTCTGGATTCTTTTGGCTCATCTGAGCTTTTTGCAATTCAGTCTGGGACTTCATTTGCATAATTTCCTTGCGTGTCTGAGCCTCAATTTGCGCTTGTTGCAACTTCGGATCAGCCTGAGTCTGCTGTTGCTGTTGCTGAAGCTGCTGTTCGCGTTGGATCTCTTCCTGGGTTTTTTCTCGCACAAACCGATATTGTTTCGCGAGTCCCGTGATATCGTATACACAATCCATGATTTCATCGAAATCAAAAGTCTTCCCCTGCGCGTCCAAAACTTGAGCGAATTGTGGAGTAAACAGCGTTTGAGACAAAATTTGAAAGTTCTGGTATTTTCTCTCCCGGTTGAGCATTTTAAGCGCCCCCCTAACCACCACGTTTGAGGGGTGCTCAAAGGCATCCGGAGAAACATAAACAAACTGAGTTTCCGATGGATTTTTGGGGTCCTTAACCCTTCCAGGGAGTAACTCAGAGTAGCTTCGATGAATCCGAACCTGTTTCAAAGCCATGCGTATCGCAGGCGCAACCATATAGGTTTCGAGATTACTTAACAGTGGATAAATCCTAAGACTACTACCCTGTTGCTGCTGCTGCATTCCCCCCAAAGTTCGGTTAGCATTCGATGGGGAAGGAATGCCGGATACCAGACCAGAAATGCCTGTAGCGCGGTCAGCATCTTGTCGAATATAAGCAAGTTCCTGATAAATATTTTGTGTGATATCAGTTGTCGTGTGAATATACTGTTTATCGGGGTTGTCATATGCAAATACACTCCCAGGACCCCATGTTTGCTGCGAGGGCTGGTACCCCAAACGAGTCACAAACCTGGGAGGGAACAGCATAAGCGACATGTAATCCAGCCGATTATTAAAAAGCCCCTCAAGATACCGCTGGTTGCTTTCCTGGACATCCGCTACGGACATCCAGTAAAATCTACCGGGTACAGGATAGGCACCAGCGGCATAAATCGGTATTTCCCCATAGGGATTGGGTTCATTGAATAGAACATGCTTACCATTCAATACCCAAACTATTCTGGATTTCGTATAATAAGCAAGTACCTCCAGTTGCTTATGATCGGGCAGTGGAATCTGAGTGGCTACCGAAGCGCTATAATTGTTTCCCCGCAAAGCTTCCTGCTGCTGTTTTGTGGAATCCGCATTACGAAACCGGAATTGGGAAGCCAGGCCGTACAACACTTCGTCACTCGGAACATTCATACGCTTATCTCCGCGCAAGTCCACAATATCCTTTATGGACATCATACGGCGCACAATTACAGCGCGGGATTGCTGCAGAGAAGGGGAGGGCGTAAATGGATCGACGTATAAATCTCTCGTATCAACCCAGTTTATTTCAGGTGCTTTTAAATCAGTATTATACTCCACTATCACTGCGCCATTGCCGTACAACAGCATACAAAGCGCGGCTTGCATAAACTGCTCCTGAACCGTCGTGCCCTTAGCCGCTGCTGAAAATTCCAGGGCATAATCCAAATGCGCTTTTTGGGCCCTTATGGCTTTAGGATCGCCCCCAAAACCCGCTTCAAGGGAGTAAAAATCCGGATCGGCAAATAACCCCTGGGCAATCGAGGGATAAATCGCCATTATTTGCTCAAAAATTAAATGACTACCAATACTTGCCCGGGGTACGGAGCTTCCAGGCCAGTTTTTGGACTCTACAAAAGCATAGTAAAGCTTATCATTCAGATTCCAACGCGCATCATGAGTGCGCCTGTAGGACTCAAACATCTCGAAAGTCCGGGTAACCTCAGATAAAGCATATATATCCGAGATATCCTTCTGCGAAAATGCAAAAGGCTCCTCTTCGAGATTGATTTTGTCTGGTTCTTGTGGGTATTCTGCTACTGGCATTAGTTATAGTTTACTTTTTTGATTTTGCGGAAGATTGCGGGGGAGTCTGAGTATACAACTTCGCCGCAATGGT